GATGACCCACAGTCGATTGAGTTTGTTCATTTTCATGTGTCACCTATTGCTCTTTGGCCTTTCTCTGGTGCGGGTGTTGAACCGCGAAATCCAGCTTTGCTGCGGTGGCTTGTATCCGAGTGCGTGCTCCATGAAGCGCTCCAGATCCTTCTCCAGCAGCTTGTCCCGGTGGGTCTTCACAGCCTGGTCGGTGTTCGCCGCCATGGCCTCAACCCAGTACGAGACAGCCATCGCGAGGGCATCGAGCCGGTCGTCGTGGACGAGCGAGCCTCGATCCTTAGTGATGCGCGTCATCTGGTACATCAGTTGGTAGCGCAGAGCCTCCTCTTGATGGAAGTGCTGCGTCGATTCGTAGTCGTTCTTGATGACATCGCTCGACACCACAAGTCTGTGCTGATTCATCACAGGCTCGAGCGTGTCGAGAATACGTTTCTCTTTCTGAACGGAGTGCTTCACTTCCTCGATAGTCACCGGGTAGATGTCGAGGAACACCGGCTTGATTAGGGACGTGAACATCCCGTCACCGAAGTTGGCCTCGATCTGCACCATGTTGACCGCGTGCTCTTTCGCGATGTGCGCGAGGGCTTTGAGAGTCTCAGGGGTATAGCCCTGGATGTATCCACCGCTCGCCACAAGGTAGAGCAGACCATGCAGAGTCTTGACCACAGCGTAGCCAGTCTCGTCCTTGCCACGCCCCGCAGGGTCGATAACCATGACGGAACCGGTGAATGGTGCGAAATCGTCTTTGCTCCACCACACCGGCCGGTAGTAGCGGTCACCGGAGAAGCCGACGTTCGGGAGGTCGTTGATGATCTGATCTGGGCCAGCGCCCCACGCGACCTTGACAGGGGCGTTCTTGCGGTCGCACGGAATCACGATCAGGTCCGCGAGCTTAAGCGGGTAGCGCTCAGCGTCGGACAGGCGAGTGTCGAGCATGAATTGGAGAGCGAACCCGGAGCGCCCGTAGGACGCCTCGCGCTCGATCAGGTCGAGATCACCGAAGCGCCGGGGGTCGGTAGGCCGGCCCTCTTGGGTCATTTCAGCGATCATCGGGGCGAGCTTGTCACCGTAGCTTGCCTTCTGTTTACTGTTGGGGATGCGGGCTGGCCAGATGCGAACCTTGTACCCGCGCTCGGGGAGCTTGTTATAAAGAGACTCTTCACACTGAGGTGTACCTAGATAGATGATCTGTCTTTGTGGCGCATCCTCAGCCGGCATGATAATGGCGTCGAATTCCTTGATACGCTCCGCGAGTTTGTCTCGCATCATCTGCGTATCTGAGTTGTTCGGAACCTCGCAGTCATCAGCAACGACGCGGGTCGCTCGGGAGCCGGATAGCTGACCGGTGATCCCAACCGACTTTACAGACGGGGCGTGCGCTGCCTCAGCGGGGCCAACGTCAAAGCTGATCTTGGAGTCCCTCTGTCCCTCGTGGGGAGCGAGGAAGTTCAAGAAGTCGATGTCGTGGATCAACCGCATGCAGAACGTGGTGAAGTCGTCAGCACGCTGTTTGGATGCGGAGACGACGAGGATCTTTTCCTGCGGATCACAGTAGAGGCACCACAGCACGTAGGTCGAGGTGATCCACGACTTACCAACGCCTCGGAATGCCTCCAGCACAATGCGATCTCCACCAAATTGGAGGTAATCCGCCATGTCAAGCTGAACGGGAGTTGGGGCTGGCAAGCCGAGGTAATTCCAAACGATGCAGAGAAACGCGGCGAAGCGATCTTTGAGTGGATTCTTAATCGCGGTCTCTGTCATCCCAGTGGTTCTTCGCAGCGACGAAGTGGTACCACAGCATCACAACTCCAGCGATGATGTGGATCGCTCCGACACTGCTCACAGCGAGATGGAACAGCGCTGCCTTCCTCTCGTTAGTTGGATGTGGTCCAGCCATTACTCGCCCGCCGCTAGCTTCTCGTGATCAGCCATGTAGTCCTTGATCAAGTGGAGCCGGCCTTGCAGTTTCGCGAGCGGAGACTCAGCAACGGGCAGAGCTTCGATGTTGTTGTCTTTCAAGAATTTGTTGATCGCATTCAGCACAGCCGGGTTGACCGGCTCGTCACTCTCCAACATCTTGTCGAGTAGACTTAGGTATGCCTTCGCGATCTTTGCGTGAATCGCATGAAGGTCTTCGGGTTTAGCACCCATCTTCGTCCTCTTTCTCTAGTTCAATTCGCTTGAAGCCTATCGCGGCGATCTCGTGATCCTCATCTTCCTCGGGCAGGATGGCCCGCCCGAGAAAGAAGAGTTGGATTGCAAGACTAAGCCCCGCGATGATCAGCAGGGCGGTGAGCACGTTACTCCCAGGACCAGCCGGCCTCGGCGTCGATGCCGTACAGGTCGATGTAGACACCGAAGAAGAAGTGCAGTCTCCAGAACGAAACCTCGAAACTCATTTCGATGCGACTCCTTTGATCTTCTCGAACGTGCGAGCGGCCCCGAGGCCGAGCATGCCGAGGAGGATAGTTGTGAGTGTTCCCATGTCGAACGTGGGAAGCGGTGGAGCCTGCCACTTGTACCAGGTGATGAAGAACGCGAGGCTCGGTTGGAAAAGGAAGTGGTATGCGAGAGCGCTCCCGCATACCCATCCAATGAACGGACGCCAGCCTGAGACGAACAGATGCGAGGACTTCGCCTCTTCAGCGTTGATTGCAAGTTGCCCGATGATGCCGGCGTTCTCCGCTTTCAGGAGTTCTAGCGTGATTGCCGTCTCGACACCAGCGCGTTCTGCCTCGGACATCTTTTCAGGCAGAACACGCTTCAGGATGCCGTTGAGCAGCCCGCCGACTTCAGCGATTGCTTGCCCGTAGGGGGCGATGTCGAATCCCATTTACGGGACTCGCTGCCAAAAGAAGTGACCGAAGAGACCTCCGGTCACCAGGCCGATCAGGAGTGGAATGAGCGGATGCTTGTACGCAGCCGCCCACACATACTCGGAGATCGTGTCACCGGCTGGCTTGTTGAAGAGTGCGTAGGCTTCGTAAGCGAGGAAGGCGATTGCCGCCATACCTCCGATGCCTACTAGGAGGTACTGTTTCCAGGACATTATTTCCCCTTAGCTTCTAGAACAGTTTTGAGAGTAGCTTCGAGAGTTGCGATCTTGGCAAGCATCACGTCACGCTGGTGATTCACGATGGTGTGAACTACCCGAGTGGCTCGCCAGCCAAGCAGAGCAACGATGAGACCAGGAAATGCCGCGATGGCTGCGATGATGATTGGCGTCCAATCCATGTTTAACTCGTGAAGCTTGGGTGCATGAATGGAAGGAAGTTGCCGAATAGACGACCACCTTGCCGTAGTGGGCTACGCTTTGCTAGTCGGAGGACGTTCGGCCCATCGGCTCGAACCGACCCGGCTGTTTGCGTGCCGTGATTCCTACGACCACTGTAGTCGTTGACACCATTTTCGTATGGTGCCCACAGGATCAGATCGCGTCTGTGCGTCTGTGGCTCACGCCAGAGCATCTCTCGAAGTACTTCTCTAGGAGCTAGCGCAGCGGTCCACATCTTGATGTGAGCCAGTTTTCCAGAGAAGACAGAGTCGTAGATTTGATTGATGTTGAGAACAGTTGCACTTGACGGAAGGGTTGCACCGATTGTTCCGGTGAAGGATAGTGTGACTTGACGACCGTTCGCGAAACACTTCAGACGGGACGCGTTGTCTGGTTGATTACCGTCGTAAATGTAGGCAACGTGTACCCACTTTCTGAGCACAAACACGGAAAGAGCCTCACCAAAGTTGTTGCTGGTGTACGCCAGCCCAATGGCGTCGGCAACTACTGTTCCGAGTCCTCCTACGGCCATGCCAGGCGAAGTACCAGATACGCCTTTCGCCCAAAGCAGGCGTCGGTTTGCATCACTGATATCCGGGTTGGCCCACATACACGCAGTGAACGCCACGGCTCCATCAATTTGGTTGATGTCACCGTGGTTCACTGGCTGGTTGCCGCTAAATAGCAGCGACATGGTTATTGCGCTTCGGGGACGTAGTAGACGTAACCCTTCAGATGATCACCTTCGGTTGAACTGAGTGACTGACCGGATGCGTTCTTCACC